TGAGTACATCGGCGACATGAGCCGGCGCCAAAACACCGGCATCGAACAGGCCGCTGACTTCAGTTGCCTGGCCAAGGATGACCCGCACCGTCAACGAACCGCCGCCGACGGGCTGATAGATCGCGTCCTGACCGAAGGTCCGGAAGCAAGCGTCAATCATTGCGGAAAACATCCCTTCAGTCTCGTGCGCGGCTCCGAACTACGTTCCCGACGGCGTTGAGGCCGCCAGCTTCATGCGCACGATCGCGGACGGATTGGCGGCGGCCGCAACTGCGACGCCAACACAGACCTGCGCCGTGGCGGTCTTATTCACCACCTTGTTGGTGCCATCCCAGAACAAACGGTCGCCGACGCTGATGGCCAGGGCCGAGGTCTTGGCGATCTCCGCCACGCCCTCGGTCAGGATCTCAACATCCTCGGTCGCCAGGGCGTCGCCCTGGGCAATGCCGAACAAGTTGCCGATCAACACGCCATTGCCGGAACTCACGCCGCCAGCGGGGGCGGCCACGGTGATGGAACGGCCTGGTTGCACAAAGGTCTTCATGGATTTTCTCCCTGTTTTGAGAAATAGGTATTGAAAAGGGCGGCCGAAGCCACCCCTCAGGTGTTCAGATAGTAGTCAGGCTCAGACGCCGGGATTCTTGTGGATGCCCCGCCAGTCGATGGCCTTGGCGCCAAAGTCGAGGCGGGCTTTGATCTCCAGGCCATCCACATCAAAGCCGTTACGGGTCTCGATGAAGACCCCGTCCTGGCCGTCCAGATAGGCATACTCAATGGTGTCGATGGCGGCGGGGCTGGCGAACAAATACCAGGGTACGGCACCGGAAGCCGGATCGAGACGTGGCTCGGCGATCACCGCAAGAGATCGGATCGAACCCGGCACCACATCCGCACTCTTGGCCGGCACCAGGTTCTGGGCGATCAACTGCTCCGCCGTCAATTCCAGCGACGAAGGCACCACCAGCATGATGGGGCGAATATTGAGAATGGTCTTGCCGTCGAGCCCGGTCTGCTTGGCCATTGCCGTCCGCGCCTTGCCCAGGTTGGCCACATCAAGGGCCGTGCCCGCAGCGGTCAGGTTCTTGTGATTGGCATGGAATAGCGCTGTGCCATCGCCCATGGCCGGGTTATCGGTGATGATGCCCCAGACCACATCGCTCTCGAGGGTAGCAGCGGAGGTGCCAAACAAGGACGGCACCCGGGTGAAAGCATCCAGATCGTCATTGATAATGACCTGCCGGGTGATCGCCATGACCTTGCCATAGGTCTCCACCCGGTAGCGTTCCTTGGCTTCGCCCATGGTGCCACGCTTGAATTCACCGGATTCGTTGACTTTTTCCAGCTGCGGCGCTTCGCCCAGCTGCAGGCGGTTGATGTCCTTGAAGTCCGAGGCGGAGGTCCGGCGGGCGATGGGCATAAAGGTCCGGGGTGCGGCCTCATAGGCATCGCGGAGGGTCTTGTTGGTCACGGCGGCGAGGATCTCTGGGAAATCGGAGGTCGAATGCAGGGCGCGTGTGGCGATCTCATCTCGGCTGAGACCACGCATGGACGTACCCTCGGTCTCGAGAAACGACCGCGCCAGTTCAATCAGGCTGTAGCCGCGCCATTCCCGAGCCGCGTCGCTCAACTCATAGCGCGCCGGTTCGAAGCGGTGCAGGAGAGCGGTTTCCACGGCAGAAAACCGGGTTTGCTGCTCGTCTTGGCCACCAAGGGTGATCTGGGCCCGGGTCTCAATCTGCTGGTCCTGATCAGCCGCCTGGTCGATCAAAACGCCCCGGGCTTCGTCGAGGCTCACGCCGCGGGCGACCAGTCCGTCCGCGACGGCGCGCTCGATGCCGAGTTTGCCCTGGGCATCATAGATGCCGGCAATCCGGAGCCGCTCGGCGGCCACGGCCTGTTCGGCCACACCGGTATCATCGACGGTGGCATTGTCAGCGGGAGCCGTGTCGGGTTGGACCGGCTCGGGCGAGGGCGTTTCACTCGCCCGAATCGGGGCTTCGCCGTCGTCCAGTTGAGCGGCCTCTGGGGCATCTTCGGTGCGTTCCACAGTATTGAGTTCGTTCATGGTTGAGATTCCTTCTTTCTCTCGAGCCAGGGCCCGGGTGATCAACTGACAGGGATGGGTTTGTTCATCGTTGGCACGGAAACCGGCGTGGGGGTCGGCGCCGACGGGTACGGCGGAGAGCTCCATGGGTTGCCAGTCCACGGCGCGCCAGAGGGGTGGTTTGCCGTCTTCTTCAGTGATCTCGTAGCTGCGCACCTGATAGCCGACGGAGATATTGCGCAGAATACCGGCCTCCACATCGTTCCAGATGGCGGTGACCCCATCACGTTCGGAAAACCGTACCTGGGCCCGACCTTCGCCGCTGCCGTCATCGATCCAGGCCCTTTCGACGACGCCGATGACCTTGTCGAGATCGAAGGCGCCATGACTGTTCAGGAGTGGCGCGCCACCGTTGAGCCGGGAGAGATCCACGTGGTCCCCCTCGAGGCTCAGGCTCTCGTCATACCGCTTGCCGGTCAGCCAATCCCGCCGGCGTACCTTGGCGCCCGTGGACCAGACCACCTCGATCTGGCGCGCCTCGGCATCCGCGGTCTCGGGCAGCATGCGCACCTGCCGCGTCTGCATGGGTAGTTCCACTTGGCGTTTATCAATATCGGAACCAGGACTCGAGCTGAGATCTCCTATGGGATCTGGTGTTTCCAGCGCATCAACCGTCATCTTCGTCATCCTTGTTCTCCTGATTGGGCATGGGCCGTCCGCTCTGGCTGGAGCGTCGGGGATCGCTGTCGAGCACCAGGCCGAGGCGATCGAGCAAATCGTTGGTCTCGGCGATCTCGGCCAGTACATCGTTCGGGTCGTAGCCGTTGCGGGCGATCATCTCCTTCAGGGTCATGCCGCCCGCCCGCACCGCCAGCACGTCGGCCTTGGCATCCTTCAACGGATCCACTGCCTCGAAGCGGGGCGCCGTCCATTCCACACCGAAGTCACCAGATGGTAGCTGGCCCGTGGCCTGGGCCAGCTCAACAAAACGCCGCCAGACCGGATCGCACAGACCAGGGATTAGCACCTGCCATTGCAGGGCTTCCATGCGCCGGCGGAACTCGATCAGGCCGGCGCGGATCGAGGAGTAGTTGACCTGGCTCAGATCGCCGGTGAGCAATTCGTAGGTCAGACCGAAGCCGGCCGCGACCGCATGCAATTGCAGGCGCATGTACTCCGGATAGCCGCCCGAGGCCGACGGCGAGGCGAACTTCACGTCACGCCCCGCCGGCAGGTACTCGATCATGCCCGGCTCGAAACTCTCGATGCGGCGGCCATCGCCGTCGATCCGTGCCTGACCCAGGGTCTCGCCTTCTTCGCCCTCGGTGACGAAGGCGGCAAAACAGGCCTCGATCTTCTTTCTGATCAGCTCTGCGTCGTCATATTCATCGAGATCCCGCAACTTCAGGATCGCTGGCGCGCACCAGGGCACGCCCCGTTCTTGGCCCGGGCGTAATCGTTCAAATATGTGCGCGACAAAACGCGCCGGAATACGGCGGCTTTGCAAGGATCGGCTCCGAAAACTCGCAACCTCGCCCGGATGGGCCGGATAGAGCCAGTAAGCCACCCGCCGGCCCAGAGCATCGAACTCGATACCTTGTTGTATGAAACCACCGCCTGGTAGGTCAGCGCTCCGGGTGCTATCGAGATGGTCAGCCTCAAGGACCTGTAATTGCAGAGGCACGACCAGACCATCACTAATTCGTCGCGGCCGCAGCCTGACCAGGCATTCGCCGCTCTCCACCATTGTTCGGGCCGCCAGGGCTTGCAGGCCATGGAAATCAGTACGCCCATCAGCATCGCATTGCCGCGTGAAGCGAGACCACAGGGCGTCAGCTGCTTCGTTCCGATCTGTATCGCCCGAGCGAGCCCGGGCAACGATGCCGGTGCCGACCAGGTTGCTCACCAGGGCATGTACCGCCTTGGCGGCATGGGGGTTGTTGCGTACCAGATCCCGGGAACGGTCCCGCAAACGTGGCAACGCCACCGCGACCTCCGAATTGGCCCCGGTGCCGGGCGTTCGCCAGCCCTCGGTCCGCCGGCCCACGGCGGCACCTTCATAGCCTCGAGCGGTGATGGCCAGGGCCTGGCGATAGCGGGCGCGCGCGAGGCCGCGGCGCGGTGAGAATAGACCCACCGTGCGATCGAGCCAGTTCATGAGCTCAACCTTTGGTAAAACTTGCCAGGCTGCGGGATGGCCTGGCGCCGTCAGATATTGTGGCCATCTCACGTTCGATGACGCGAATGCGTTTCAGGAGGTCAGCTGCATCGCCATATTCCACAGACCGTCCGTCGTAGGTGACCCGCAGGGTGCCTGCAGCAAAAGCTGAACGTAGAGCGTCGAGCTCTGTTTGGCTCCAGGTCATGGTTACCTCAACCAGTTCCGTTGCCTGCCGGCCAACCAGCCTGCTTCACGCCTTGGCATCGATGTGCTGGCCCCAGGGCTATTCCTTGATGGTGCTCTTGGAGCATGAATTTCTGCCATTCCCGCCTGACCTTCCAGGTTCGCCCAGGTCCGCTCGCTCCAACGGTCGATGCCGGCGATCCAGGCCGCTGCCCGGGCATAGACCCGGCAATCCAGGGCCTCGTTACGCTCGCGCATTTTTTGCCATTCCAGTTTGCTGAAGCCCTGGCGATTGCGAACGGTGACCAGCTGTTCGGCGCAGAATTGCTTGAGCCATTCGCTGTCGATACCTTTTGGCAAATGCACATAGCCATCGGGGAACGCCGTGCCGGTCTCAATATCTTCGTCCGTGGGCCGATCCAGGCGCAAAAACCGATAGGTCTCGCTCTTGAATACGGCCACGGATACCGTCCACAGCCGCGCGCC